GCATTCGTCGCACGCGGCGAGGATCGAATCGATATGCAGAACGGCCAGCTTGCGATTGCCTGCCGTGATCGAATTACGGCAACGCTGCTGTAGCTTGATGGCTTCCGAAAGCCATGGACATCGATCGACCACGAACGACTCCACTTGCTTGATCGATTTCTTTTGGGCTTGTCGGGTAAAACCCGATTCTCGATGCCAAAACAGATGCCACTCGGCTAGAAGCAGCCGCACATGAGCGATCGCGAGACGGTTCTGTAAGTGATAACGCAGCGTGTTGGCTTGCGAAAGGTTAGTTTCCGTCTCGGGATTCGCGGGAATAGCCGGATTAGAGCTAGAGGGTGTTGAAGTCCTTTTCCGCATAGGTCCCGTGATGTTCTTTGTAGCAAGGGTTGGTATTGGACCCAGACCCGCCAGTATCTGTCAGGAACCATGAGGTCGGGTTGCCCTCGGAATCGCGAAAGGGAATCCGGTTCCCACCACTGAGATAGTAGGAACCGTATTGCAATCGACTTTCAATCCAGGTCAGTGGGTTGTATCGAAATTCGTAGGTCAGCTCCGCCACGTCGAAATTATTGACTTGCGCAGGGCTGGCGGCAATGCTCAGTAACCAGGTGTGCTTCGGTTTTCCACGATAAGAGACCGAGTTAATGCTGTTATTCCACTCCAGGAGATACTCATCGAGTGCGGGCTGGACGATGGGAAAATACTTGCGATACCGAGTCACCAGAATATTGAGGTTCTCATAGACCGGGGTGCTGTACATTTCCCCATTGGTCATCACGATCGCGTTGCCGTCCTTGTCCTCCTTCAAAACCCGTTGAAGCTTTTCCGTGCTGGACCCGAGCCAGCGAATCGACCAGTCGACCGGGTTAGGTGTCGTCTCTTGATCGGGCGAGTTGAAAGGGGGCCGCTGGGTGAATTCGAGATCCACCTCGACCAGTCGCCTGGAGATCTGACGCGGTGTGCGACGTGACAGCCATAGGTTTGGAAAACCGAGGAATCCACTCCCGACAGGTGGGCATAGGGCCAGCGCATCGGAGACCGTATCCCCTGCGACAGGATCGAGTGCAATGATCAGCGTGAAGGCGCGTTCCTCCTCGAGGCGGAATTCCCCGTCGACGGTTTGGGTCCGGGTCGGGAACGCTTTACTGCCTGTAATCGTGGCCATTATCGATAGGTCCTCGGCTGTTTGATTTTTTCGATGTGCTTGCGAGCTAAAACGAGCTCCGATCGCATGAGCTCGATTGCCAGTGTCTGCTTGCGAATCTCCAGCATTTGCGCGTCAATCTTGTCATTCTCGGCGGATTTGAACGCGTTGTACTCCTCGACCGATCCCTTGGTGATGGTCTGCGATTGCGCTCGTTGCACGTCCTGCCTGGCTTCTTTCTCGAGCATGTCGCCACGCCAGCGAGCGTGATCCTCCTGGGAGATGAGACCTTTTTGGCGAAGATCATCGAGCTTGGCAATCTCTTTTTGGAGGGCGTAATGCTTGACGTACTTTGAGTACAACGCATCGACCGCAGCCGCGTCGCGCTCGCGAGCTTGTTGAGCCTGTCGTTCGGCCTCGGCCTCGAGGCGTTCGCGTTCCTTAATCTGCTTGGCTCGTTCGTCTGCGAGGGATTTTTCTAAAGCCAGGCGTTCTGCGGCAGCGGCTTTCTCGGCTTCGCGTTGGCGTTCGATCGCGGCGAGCTGCGATTCCTCGTTCGTCTTGGCTTCCTCCTTGGCCCGAGCAGATTCTTCCGCTTGTTGCCGAGCTGCTTCGAGCGCGGCGACGTTTCGCGCACCGGTCCCAAAATCGAGAGCACTTTGGATACCTTCCCCAACTCCCGACCAGTTCAGGGTGACGATGTTGCGAAGGGTCGTCTGGAGGAGTTGGCTCATTTCCCATGCGTCGTAAAGGACGCCTGCGAAGTAGGCCGCAGCGTCCACCACCGGACGAATGTAGTCTTTCATGGCCGAGAACTCACCAGAGCCCGCCATAATCGTTTCGGCAATCACTTGAAAGACCGGAGCTAGCTCGGCAGATAACTGGGTGTACAGCCCCTGGGCGATCAGTTGCATGCGAGCCCATTGGTCGTTGGCGATTTGGATCCCCTCAGTCTGTGCCGCCGTCAGGCTATTACCCGTCTGCTCAAGCCAGGCCTGCATGTCCCTGAGAGATTCTTTTCCGGCTCGGAGCGATAGAACCAGGCTGGCACCTTGTCTCCCGAACAAATCGTAAGCCACGGCCAATTGATCGGTCGGATCCTTTAGCCCCTGCGTAGCGTCCATAATCTGCTCCAGGGCGGCCAGTGGCCCAGCCTTGAGCAATTCGCCAGCCTGGAGACCGAGAGCGCTGAGCGTGTCGTATACGGCTCCTGATTGGTCCACGGCGGCGGCATTGATCCCCAGCATCATTTTTTGCAGCGCGTTGTCCACGCTCGCCGCATCGAGCCCAGAGGATTCCGCTAGGGCGAGTCGTATGGTATTGAGCTCGTTAAAGCTCATCCCCAGTTTGTCGGCCACCTTGACGGCTTCGTCGATGTGCTGGGTCATCTGCCTGACCTGATTCGACACATGGATGACCCCTGCTCCTGCGGCCACGACGGCCCCCAGCCCTGCGGCTAAGCCCATAGCTGCCACACCGCCCCCCGACAGGGCGAACGTCGACACGGCATCGCTCACGCCTGGCATGGAGCTGGTGAGGTTGGTGGCGGCGTTTCTCAGAGCGGCTCCGGGCCCAGAGCGTCCGAAGAGATTTTCGCGGCGGGAACGCTCGACGGCTCGATTGTAGTGCTCCTGGGAAATTGCGTTCTGATCGAGCAACTGCCGCAGCTCGCGCAGATGAGCGATATGGCGTTCCTCGCCGGTCATCACGGAGCGAGTGATCGCTTCGCCTCGGGACATCATCCGCGCCTTTTCCGCCTCGGCTGCGGCGGCGCGTTTTTTGGCCTCTGCCAATTCGCGTTCCGCCTGGGCCGCTCGTTCGATGCCAGCCGGAGAGCGAGCGTGGACGTTCGCGACCGCTTTTTCGTACTGCTCCGCTGTGATGGCACCCGCCTCGAAGATCGATTTCAGTCGATCGAGTTGTTCCTGCAGGACCTGGGCCGGGTCTTTGGTTTCCTGCAGGACGCGGCGAACGTCGCGCATTTGCTGCCGCGTGAGGGTCGCACTCGCATTGAGTTGCGAGGCATCCATGGCGATCTGATAATTGAGCGAGCCAATGGGGATGGACATGATGCGCCTTTACCTGCGGTTGCGTGGATCGAAAGCGGCAGCGGTCGCTTGAGCAGCCAGTTTGTGATCCTCGATCGATAGTCGCGTGCGAGGCCTCGGATCAGACCACTCCCCTGGCATGTGGTACGCGAACTCGGTTTGCGACTTTAACGAATCAGCAGCTTCGGGCGACCGCGAGAACGCCAACTCTCTCCGCAGTAGCGAGATTTGATGCGAAACGCCAGCCGTTCTGTGCCACTCGCGACCGAAGGGCTCCACGCGACAATACGCGATCCAGCGTGTTAGAACATCGGGATGGACCGAATCCATCCAGGCCATCGGGTCATCGATTCCCAGTGCGAGAGCTACGCGGAAGGCGTATCGGACTCTGGCACTGGATCGGATTTTTTTTCCGCCGACTTGACACTCTCTGTCGTCGGCCTAGGAAACAGACGACGGTATTCGTCGTGCAGGAACATGGCTTCTTGCGCGTCCATCGTGGCCAGTTCGTTCGGATGTTCGAACAGGAGCTCGCCGTTGGCATCACACAGGGTCATTGCCAGCAATCGTCTCCGCTGCGATTGGAAATTTTTTTCCGACAGCTTGCCTGTGGTCGGATCGTAGAGAGCCGCTTCGTAAATCGCGTATTGGCTTTCTTGGATCCTGCGCAGGTAGACCGTGGTTCCGTCGGCCAGTGCGGTCTGTTGGACGGATGGCCCGGACCCGTGTTGCAATCGCTCTTTAAGACTCTCTTTAAGACTCATAGCTTGTGGGGTTTGTTGGATGTTGTGGTAACCGGACGCTAGCGCGTTCCGGCTGATTCGGCAACCGGACGCTAACGCGTTCCGGCTAATGAGCCGCAGTGCGCTAGCACGCGGTTGGTATTGGAACCGGACGCTAGCGCGTTCCGGCTAATTCGGCAACCGGACGCTAGCGCGTTCCGGCTGATACGGTAACCGGACGCTAACGCGTTCCGGCTAATGAGCCGCAGTGCGCTAGCACGCGGTTGGTATTGGAACCGGACGCTAACGCGTTCCGGCTGATTCGGGCATTACGATTCCTCGTCGTCTTGCCAGTCCTCGTCATCAGTGAGTGAAGATTCGAGTTCTTCCATCTGTGCCGTCGAGGGGCGCTGAGCGACTTGATCCCCCACGTTGGCCAGGAGCGCTTTGACCTGCGTTTGGATTTGGGCGACCAGGTCGCCGGGCAAGTCTGGCACGATGATATTGATCGGGGCACCAGGCTGAGTCCCCACGTAGCCCAGGAGGGCTTTCGGGTTGTCGTCCAATTGGCCCCAGATTTGGTATTGCGGCAACTCGGTTTTGACCGGTCCCATAATCGTGGGCTGATCGACCACGTGCCTGGTTAAAGTGATTGCTAGACCCATGGAAAACCTCGAAAGAATGAAATGTGCGGTGTTTGCCAACCCTCAAAGGGAAACCCCCAAAGGGAACCCCTTAGTGGGAATCGCTTACGGGGGAGATGCGGTCGCAGGGGTGAAGACAGGCAGCGTCGCCTTGGCATCCCAGCGAATTTTGATTTTGGAGACTTGGAGCGTCGCGGTCGCCATTTGGGGAATCGAACGCTCGGTGATGAAGCCAGAGCCGACGTAGGTCGCGGCAGTCGCGTCGCCGGGCCCGAGCGGGAACGTCTGAGTGATCAGCGTTGGCTGATTGAGTGGCGGCAAAGCGGATCGTCGGTCAAAGATCACTTCGAGTTCGGTTTCGCCAGGATCGATCGTATCGCCGGGGATGTGGCTCTCATGGGTGGCCGACAGGGGAGTATCCTTGACGGGGGACGATGCGTGTTTGGTTTCGCCAATCATACGCACGTCACCAGCGAACGCATGGGACGCGAACGTGATCGTGGCCCCTTGGCCGGTATCATTTTGACGGGTATAGCCAGTCATTTAGGAACATCCTGTGTAAAGGAAAAACACGGGGCGGGCGTGGCCCCCGCGATTCCGAGCCAGTAGCAAGAGCGGAATCGCAAAGCAAGGGGCAAATGCGGTAGGCTAGATTACGATCTACTCCTCGATTAGCTCAGGATCAGGGTCAGGCTCTGGTTCTTCTTCCTCGGGTTCTTCTTCTGGCTCATCAACTGGATCTGGTGGAACGATGACTCGTAGCGAGTAGGTCACCGGATCGATGGTGTATTCGTAACGCGGATACCAATCTTCCGGCTGTAGGACTCCTGGAGCTAGTCCTTCAATCAAATCGACTAGGGCCTTGGCTGAGGCGAAAAAGAAAGCGGATTGCCCAGGGGACACGGCATCCATCTGTTCTAGAATCTGATTGATTTCTTGGGGGGATCTCGGCTGAAACTTGGCTTTGAACCAGAAGCGTTGAAACTGCTCACTTCGGAACTTCATCAGGTTATTGAGTTGGTTGTTACTCGCCTGCAATAACTCGGCGGCGAGCAACAAACTCTCTGATGGTTGTGGTAAGGTTGGTGGTGTAAACATTAGTATGCGAATCCTCTCATTTTTGGTTGTGATGATGGGCCACCTGTTGATAGCTCCATCACAGTAACTCCGTTGGGGATAACGGCGGACGGGTGCAATGGGCCGTTGATCGTGTAAATTGTCGTGATGGTGTCATTGGTTTGATCGATTGTTGTGCGGAAGTCGGGGCCGTCAACAAGCTTAAAATCGCCGCGAGATATGTTGATAGCTCGACCAACGGCATTAAATGCGCGTAAGCATGTGCCGTTGTTTGTGTTGATTCCGTAAGCAGTACCAACATTACCACCATTTGCTGTTGTTACTGTGCTGTTGTTGGTGTTGACTCCGTGAGCATTATTAACACCACCACCACTTGCTGTTGTTACTGTGCCGTTGTTGGTGTTGACCCCGTGAGCAGAGTGAGCATTGCTGCCGTTTGCTGTTGTTACTGTGCTGTTGTTGGTGTTGACTCCGTGAGCACCATTAACACTGCCACCACTTGCTGTTGTTACAGTCCCGGCGTTGATGTTGACTCCGTGAGCACTACTAACACTACCTCCGGTAGCACTCCCCACTGTACATCCTGCCGGTAAAGTCCCGTCAACCAGAGCAGCAGTTCCAGCAATAAACGACCAAGTAGATAAGTCGTATGCACCGGAAATCGTACATCGTCCTGCTGTGCCTGGACTATCAACAACAATGTCAACTAATGTGGGTTGCTCGTCTACCGTCAAACGAAACCCAGCACAACGGATGGTGTCACCATCGGCTAAACTGTTTTTGATCGCTGAGTAGTTGCTGTTAGCGGTGAGACTAAAAATTGCCATTACGTTCTCGCCACTGTCAAGATGAGAGTTGCGTTAGTGATCGCAGCCACGGACTCGATTTCAACGCGAAGGTAATCCCCAGCGTTGAGACTCGTCACCCATCCGGTAAGAGTGGTCGAACTCGCTGTCTGCGATGCGGTTAAGGTGGGCTTGGCCGACGCTGTGATACTATCCCCGTTGGTCGGAGGGAAGTTGGCGAACGTGTCCTTCCATATATCGATGACTATCGAACCTGATTCGTTAGCTGCAATTTCCCATCCGGTGATCGTGCAATTGTAGGGTACGCGCAATTGACCGATCAGCACACCCACTGGCAGAACTGATCCGTCACCGTCTAGGTCGAGTTGGATTATCCCAGTGTTGAGCCCAATGGCCGTCCTACTTTGGCTTGCTGTCTTGGTTTCCAAAAGTCCAGAGTCACCTGTACCAATAAGCAAATCTGCTGTAGAGCCGATGGCTCCGATGTTCGATATGTTTCCGTGCGTGTGGGATTCTTGTGCCACCCCGATTGCAGCACGAAACGCTGCTGGTTGAGTTACATAGTAACCTGTTGGATGCACCGTAATCGAATAGATTTCTGGTGCGCCATTAGAACGTGCGTCTAATATGACTCCCTCTTCTGGATTTGCATGGATTGCAACCCTTCCAAACTCATCGCCTGCCGGTCCACTGTGAGATTGAAATGAAAACTGGGCATAATTTTCATCCGTGGCAGGCGCAGTCACTGCGAAGTGGTTTGTTCCACCTGTAATCGTCGTGTTAAACGACTTCACAGCATCCGTAACAGTCGACCACCAGCTCGTGATGGCTTGCCGAACTCGCTGGGCTGTCCATGCTCTGCGGGTTGTTGCTGTTCCTGCTTCTGCTTCGGCTTGATCGATTGTCGATGCTGTCCATTCCCGCGAGTTGGATAAACGCGAATCACTACCTTCGCAAAAGGTATTGGGCGCTGTACCGAACGAACCAGTAGTAATCACACCACCTGCGGCGGTAATCAACGGGAGATTAGGCGAAGAACCGATTTCCCCAGCGTTCGATATGTTTCCGTGCGTGTGCGGTAGCGGTGGCCGTGCGTCGCTTAACCTGGCGTCCGTGGTTAGCACGCGAGCACTCAGAGCAGAATCGACGGCAGAAAACTCGCTGCCCACCAAGGCTACGAAAGCATCAAATGTGGATTGCTCGACGACTTCGAGCCAGTCACGGACCTGGACGGCGTCGACCGCAGCCGCTGGAGCGGGATCGTTGCCGAAATTACCAAGCATCCGGGACGCCGGTATAGGAGTTGTGAGCGAGGACGGTCCAGGTGGGCCAGGGAGACCTTGCCTGGCTCGGTCGGTACGAATCCTATACACGCGGGGGGGAAACACTCGCAGATTCATTAGGGCACCTCGGCAGTTGGTCTGATGTCGCGATGGATCGTGATGATCCCTTTGCGCAGCCGATGCTTGTCCCCCAGCGTATCAATCCCATCAAAGTCATAGCGATACTGCGATGCTTCGTCATTGCTTGAATCGCCAACGTCTAAATGGCGTGTGTCCTCAGGTTCCAAAGTGACTAACACCACAGTGTTGGGGGGATAGTCCACGCCGTCGATGCTGATCGCCTCGTCGAGCAACTCCCAAGTGAACGAAAACGCGACAGGGTCCGTGGGAGCTTGCGCGGCAATCGGCTTGGCGTGCATCTGCCAAGTCCATCCGGAGAGATCGACGAGCTGGCCGTCGGCATCTTCGAGGGCGATGTGCTCTCGGTAGCTGGTCCCCTGCTCGAGATCGAAATCGTAGGATGGTGCTTCGGCCATTTTGACTCCTTAGGCGTGTGGCAACCGGACGCTAGCGCGTTCCGGCTAATGAGCCGCAGTGCGTTAGCACGCGGTTGGTATTGGAACCGGACGCTAGCGCGTTCCGGCTGATTCGGCAACCGGACGCTAACGCGTTCCGGCTGATTTTTGCAACTCCTTATGATTCGGATTTGCAGACGAATTGAACCACGCGACGCTTGGCATCAAACCCAATGGAAACGATGTGTAACGTCGCTTGAGTCCTACCACGGGAATCGAGCCACAGTAGCCGCATCGTTTCCAAAAGTCCATCGCGACTGGAGCGACGAATCGAAACGGTGTACTGCCGCGTCGCGGTCACCTGGGCCTGGACGTTGGATTCGCCACCCGAGGTTTGGACGATCTGGGCGGCGAGCTGCGAACCGAACCGGACCCAGGTCTTGATGGCTTGGTTGGTCGCAGGGTCTCGCCCGTCCACTGGCCGCTCAATTTGGATTCGCTCTCGCAATTGGCCTGCTCTCATCCGACGTACCTATAGAGCCTGAGAGACTCGATGAAATCGTTGTAGGATCGCTCGATCTCTTTCGAGATCGAACCGACGAGAACCGTTTCGCGGTTTTCATACCAGTGACCTAGCAGCATAAGGCATGCCTGCTTGGCCAGCTCAACCCCTTGCGTTGTGCTCTCGCCACTGAGTCCGCACACAAACGTGACGCTGTAGCAATCAATGTAACCAGGGGTCGGCTCAGGCCAGCTCTGGCCTGGCTGGATCACGAGCTGAGCTGGTCGCACCCCCTTATCCACTTGGTAGCCGGTAAACGTGGCCAACTCTCCCGAGGGGTCTCGGTACTGGACGGCTTGGACGGAGAGGAGGGGATGGAATTCGATCGGGAGGGAAATCGTGCCCTGCTTGACCGGACTGGATCGCCAACGGACGCGGACGCGACGTTCCCCGAGCGCCCAGCCAGAATCACGCTCGACACTTTCCCTGGCAGCACGAATCAGGCGGGCTAGAAACTTGTCGTCGTCCCCTGGTTGCACGACGACTTGTTCGCGTGCTTCCTTGAGCGTCACGAAGGGTTCCACCTCGGTCAGGAATTCAATAGAGGGCTTCATGGCGGCTGATCCTTAGCAAAATGGTCGTCGAGCGACATGCTGGTGAGGTGATAGCCTTTGCACCGAGGGCACTGGTAAACCCGCTGGGGTTGTCTTGGCTTTTTCTGATGGGGATTGGCTGTTATCCTGCGCAGAGCTGCGGTCGCCTGAGCCTGATCCCGAAAGCGTTTCTTCTCGCATCGTTTCTTTTGGCTCATTCATTGGTCACCCCGGATAGTGTCAGGATCAAGTCCAGGGATAAGACGTAGTCGCCCTGTTCGCTGCCGTCAACCGGAGGACTGTAGAGATCCCGAATGCCACCATACTGGCAATCGCAAAGAAAGTAGGTTCCGAACCCGGGAATCTCGACCGGACCGCGACGCGTTCTGATATGCCGCCTGATCGCCCGAACGACTCGGGCACAGTCCGATAGCACCAGGCCCGCGACATCGATCTGTATGCGATCGAAATCCATCCCAGCGTCCCCCGCTAGGGTGTGAGTACCCGATCCCGAAATCTGATGGAGCACGACAAAGCAGCGACGATCGCCTGGCTCACGCTGATCGCGACGTTTCGGGGTGACGAGAAAGTTATGCTCCTCGGAGATTTCCAGGAGCATTTGTGTGACGACCAGAGTCGAGAGCATGATGGAAGCTACTTGAGCTGAACGGCCAGCACCTTGGTGGGTTCGGTTTTGTCCTCGATCTTTTTGGCTGCCTCAGCTCCGCAGGCTTCGATGTACGCATCTTTCCATCGAGGGTATTTGGGACCATCCTTGAGCGTGACGAGGAACTTACCTTTGATAAGGCTGTTCTTCATCTTGGTGGTCATCCAGTCGATGATATCTTTCCTGATCGCTTTGCAGATGTTCTCGGCGGAGGTGAGCTCCGACTGAGCGATTTTTCGCAATCGTTCCGCTTCGTGGTATCGTTGCAGAACATCTTCGTCAAGTTTGAATCCGGGAGTCATGGGCGTAGTGATTGGTTTGGGTTGGGTTTCGTGCTTCAATTAGCCGGAACGCGTTAGCGTCCGGTTCCCGTATTAGCCGGAACGCGCTAGCGTCCGGTTACCGTATTAGCCGGAACGCGTTAGCGTCCGGTTACAATATTAACCGCGTGCTAGCGCACTGCGGCTGATTAACGCCTACGCGATCGATGAGGGGCATATCGCGACGGACCGAGCTTCGGGGGATCAATAACCGTCGGTTCTGTTTCCATAACCGTCGGTTCCGTTTCAACAGGGGGCGGTTGCTTTGGCTCTTCGACGAGGACCGCTTTCCCGCTAGCCACTAGCAGCTTGGCGGTGGATTCCGAGGGGGACCAGGTGTCACCGATTTTGCGTGACTTCCAGTCCTGGAGCATTGTGACAGTGGGCATGATGTTCCTCTATCGCTGCTTTGGTTTGGCGGTCTGCTTTGGTTGGGCTGTCTGCGTCGGTTTCGCCGAGGGTTTGCGGACCGTCTTGGCGGCATCCTCCTCTTGGAGGAGGACCTCGGGCGGAGACTTGGACGGCTCCGCGATTCGGCGGCGTAGGTAGATCGCGGCTGCACCGTCCGGTACGTCGTAGGTGCGACCCGCTACATATCCACGCCAGGATTGCTTAAACGTCAGATGCATTATGCGGCAGCGCTCCGGATTCCGATAAAGGCTCCGCCGTTGTTCGCATCCCCCACGTCATGAGGCATGATCGCACCACGCATGAGGAGCCGGATACCGATTTCGTCTGTGGTGAAGAAAGCTTCCGTGGAGATCGCGATTTGAATGTCGCGACGAACACCGACTAACAGGGATTGAAACAGATCCCCGAAGCCACCGAGCCAAGTGTTGACCGGAATGGCGGCTTGATTCTTGGGAAAGATCGAGCAGAATCGCACCGGGTAGCCCAAGAAAAACAATCGCCTGCGACCTGTCCCGTCGGTAAGCTCCATCGCATCGTTGCCGCCGATCGCTTCCTTGATAGGGGCCATGGCGAGCGTGTAGAACTTTTTGTTGACGTACCACGCACAGCGGGATTCGTCGGCATACTCCTCGACCCTGCCAACGATCGTATCGAACATCGGCTTCGTGAAAGCAGCATAGGACAGCACGCCGTTGGGCGGGATGTATCGCGATCCGTTGGCGAGAGCAGGCAGGATGCCAGTAAAGCCACCGGAGGCGGCATTGCCTGTGCCCAGAAATCCGGTCTTATCGAGTTGCTTGGCCGCTGCGCGGGCTAGCCGAACGGTGATGTTGTCTGCCATGTCAACGATGGCATCCTCGGAGATTTCCGAGCTCATGCGAGTCAACGCACCGAGCTTGTTCGCCACGAGCTTGTACGAGGCATAATCAAAATCTAGTTCGGGCACTGGTTGCCGTTCGGCATCAGCGCCGTTGGTTGCTCCCATCCATTGGGCTTCGGGATCGCCGACCTCTTTGGTTACGTCGAGCGTATCGGTCGTCATGCGTCGCACGTCGGCATCCTGAAGGATCACGCCATAACTGTAGGCGTAAGTCATAATCGTGCTGGCCAGTTCGCTCGGGACCAGGAATCCCCCCTTGGTGTCGACGCCACCGGTCTGGGCACCGCGAACAATCTTGATGCCATGTTGGGCACACCACTGGCGTGACGGTTCGTGATCGAAAAGCGCCGCGAGGTAAAAGCGACCCGCCGTGTAGGCTTGTGCCTCGGCATGAGGACCCGAGAACGCTTGCAGTGGTCGGCCTATACGATACTGAGACGGGACGATGATCGCCGAGGGAGCTACGTCGAGATTTGGCGACTCGGTACCTGGTTGCAAGCCTGCGGAGGTGCCAGGATGGGATCCTGCGGCGGCTCTGGCTCTTTCGGCGGCGAGAGCGGCTTGGTTTTCTTCGATCCGCTTGGTCCGTTCCAGAGCTGCCTGCAAGCGAACCATTTTGCCCTGTTTGTAATTGGCCGTGCCAGGTTCACCGGAACCCATAATGGCATCGATCTCGGCCTGTTCTTCATCGGTGATGTCCCGATTGTTTTGTTCGCAATCGAGGCGAATGGCCTCGATGCGTTCTCGGAGGGAGTTGATTTCCTCAGTGATTTGCTGCGAGTTTCGAAACTCCGCGTAGACGGGTTGTCGAGGTTCCAACGCCCCGAGCGCGAAACAAGCGAGGCCTGCGAATCGAGAAGCGAATCGTAGTGAAGATTGAGTGAGCCGCACGGGTTGTTCTCCTGGAACACGACAATGGGGAAACGGAATTTGAGTCTTTGCGAGTATCGCAGACCGAAACGCAAATCAAGAGCTGATCGTTAGAAAACACGAACCTCCTATTGCATCGAAATTCCTGTGTGCTACTGCTAGAAGAGCCTGAGCGAAAGAATCGCGACCCTTTCCGTGCGGGTAGCGGCAGGATGCCGCCAGGCTTTATCGAACATAGGGATGCACTCAATCACGCTCTGAGGGCAAGGATGCAACGGGTTTTATTGATAGGGCTATTGCTGCTGGCGACTGGTTGCACGGACTCGCAATGGCGGTTCATCCCTGTACCTCCCGAAACACCCATCGCGAATGTCCCGCCGAAACTGAGGCAGACGAACTGGGTCGATCGAAAGGGCTCGGGCTCGTGCGTGATCGCCTCGAGCTGCTCACTGCTACGATGGCACAATCAAGATGCGATTGCCGATTACTTTCGCAAAAACTATGCCGGAGGTCAAACGGCCAAATCCATCACGGATATTTGGACACGGCACAAGATCCCGTTCGAACAGGAAACCAACGGTCGGCCTGAGTTCCTGGATTGGTGCAGCACAACCAGACGCCCAGCGATTATCTGGTTCTTTGATTCGCACTGCGTCACCTTTTGTGGGTACGGAGTGCACAACAATCGCCAGGTGGCTTGGCTGCTCGACAACAATCGCGTGGAACGATTCATCCCGGTCGAACGCAATGCGTTTCTACGGGCCTGGCGTGGTTATGGCGGGTTCGCCATGGCAACCACACTGGATCCATGTCCGCCACTTCCTAGACAGGGTTATGAGGTGATCCGATGACCAGACAAGCAGTCGTGGTTTCGTTTTCTCTCGGTACGATGTTCCTGCTATTGGCCTGTGCGATGATGGTCGCCGGTGCGATGATCGCTCAGTCGCAACGGGAACCAGGTCCCATCGTGATGCCCCCTCGTATCGGTCCCGCGAATTCTGTCCTGAAGGAAGCGATCGACGAGTGGAAGTACGGGCCAGTGGATCGAGCGAAGCAAGCGGAGGTAAAAGATGGCTTGCTGG